ATACAAGTCCATTACATCTTTACCCACACGTCTATATATATATTCCACCCCATTAATCGTAATAGGTTTACCAGTCCATTCAACCGCCACCTTATTCGCCTGCACGGTAGCATCGTTTTGTTGTTCCGCAAAATCAGGCACATAAGAAAATTTATCATTGGTAGGGTCGCCGAAATTCACACACTTACCATTACCATAAATATAACAATCAAACGCGGATTCTTTAATAGCGTCGGTGAGTTGCGCCGTAACATTCGATTTGATTTCCGATATTTCGTATAAATATTGGTCACTGGTAATGGGCACCTTGGGAACCGCCTTACTCAAATCTTTTCTTTTTAATTCAATCGCATCATCGGTTTTCAATTGTGCCTCGGAAAAGGTCATCAAATAAACAAAGACCTCCACCGTTTGCAGCGCTTTTGGCAAATCTTTATGACTGCAAATACGTCTGGCGCGTCCAATAACTTGTTCTAGACGAACTGGATGCCAATAGGGCTCCATAATATGAACATAACGTGTATTCCGCAAGTTAATACCTTCCGAACCAGACGATGTAATCATAAAGACTTTAATCACCTCGCCCATATTGTTATTGCGGTATTTCGCTTTCAACACATTTCCGATGCTGTCTGGAATATCGTCCCATTCGCCATTATAAATATGCCGAATCATTTCTTTTTCTTCACTGGTTTCTGTGCCAGTATATAAAGCATACGTGGGTTTGCCTTCATCCGCTTCTGAAATATCAATTTCCCATACGTTCAAATGGGTCTTTTTAATTTTAAATCTGGTGAAACCGTTCTTTTCTAGCACCAAACTAAAGAGGCCAATACCTTCCGCGGTTCTAAATTGAGTATACACTAAATGTAAACCTTGGTGGTCTTTATCTTGGATATTCTCTAGTATATGCAAAAATTTAGGACTATAGGTTTGCAATGCCTCAGGCGTCAAAAAATCGTTCGAATGTTCTTCAATATTTTTAATGGCTCGGTCGAGGCGTTCTTTATAATTGACCCCACCGATGGATTCCAGGATTTCGTCGCCCTCGATTTCACCTTCGCGGTCATCTTGCACATCTTGTTTTGCCTCTCTTTTGAGGCCTTCTTTTATAATTTTGGCCATTTCCGAAACGTCTTCTTCTTTTTCGTCGCCTTCTTTTCCGTCGTCACCTTCGTCTTTTCCGTCGCCTTCGTCTTTTCCGTCGCCTTCGTCTTCCCCCTTTTTCTTTTTTCCACCAGTCTCTGGAATCGGTCTATCAGGTATAATAAAGTTACAAAATAAACGCGAAAAAATACGATAGGTAGATGATTTTTCTTTAAACAATTCAGCGGTATCCGAAGGTGGTCGTCGTTTGGACTCGATTTCGCGCTCCTTTTTACGCGCACTTTCATACACTTTAAACTGCGTATCGCTCATAGGGATTTTGACAATGTGATAATCCACTCCTAGTTGTTTATTATATTTGGGCAATAAACTCTCTTGCGCACTTCTGAAATAAGAAGATAAACCTAATATACGTCGCTTCAATGCATCCTGATTTTTAAGTTTCTTATCGCTATCATTAATGTAACGCGCCAAAAAGCTATTTAAATCGTCAGGCAGTGCCTTTTTATTTATAACCTCGATACCTTGTGCAACAACTTCAATGTCGTTTCTTTTTAAAATACTTATTATTTTCCGTTCAAAATCGTCGTCTGAAATAAAGTCCGAATCAATAGTGGATTCGCCGCGTTCATCCTTTTTAATATTAGACACACCTTGATAGCCAGACTCTTTTTTAATCTTATTTTTAAAGCCAAATGGATTTCTAGTAATGGTTAAGATTTTGCTCGAGGGTGAATAATCCAAATAATCCATGGATTTCTCGCCTAACAACATCTCATGTAAACTATGTTGGTCTATTTTTTTATTCGTATTTACCACTAAAGGGATGCGCCATGTTTTAATATAACCGCGCAAAATATTAAAAAGAATAGCGAATTCGTTGGGATAGTTGATGACTGGGGTACCAGATAATAAAACAATACGTGCATTTTTGGCTCGCAATAACATATAATATAATTTAGTAGCCAAATTGATTGGAGTCTGTTCACCAAACAAACTTTCCTCTACGTCGTTACCTTCTTTACCGTCGTCGTTGCCTTCTTTACCGTCGTTACCTTCGCCTTTACCTTTTTTATCTTTTTTCCTCTTTTCTTCACCAGAAATGGGTTTTTCTTTCTTCAATTTATTCACAATTCTACTAATTAAATTGTGCGCTTCGTCGATAATAACCACTGCATTATCAAAGATATTGCGTGTAAATTTAGAAGTCATTTCGGACAACCGCTGCGCACGCAACCCATTATAATTAATAAAAGTGTATTTTTGTTTAATCATTTCGTTCAATTGCTCTTCTAGAACCTTTTTATTGGTATCACTCAGGTCATCATAATTAGAACGTTTTTTAACATTAATAAAAAAGGCGCCATTATGACGGCGAATATATTCTTGCGGCAAATTTAATAAAGCGGAAATGGTGGTTAAAGCCTCTGGATTATCAACGGTGGAAATCCATTCCCAAAATTGGTTTCTTTTATAGAGCAAATCACCAGCCTTCTTTAATTCTTCTATATAGTTAGCGCGTAGTGAAGCAGGTGTCATGATGATAACTCGTTTGGAGTCCTTCATACCTTCGGCGATGGCAATCGAAGTTGCAGTATTATGAGTTACAGTAAAATCGCCCATTACATATCTGCAATTTTCGTCAATCATAAAACCATAATATTCATCTTCTTTCACATATTTAACAGTTATTCCAGTTACTAATACGTCTTTATCCACCTTTTTCAAAGGTGGAGCCAAACTACGACCACGGAGTTTCCTAGGTATTTCTTCAATATCGTTTCCGTTTCCATTTATAGAAATAGTATGCATTTTACCTGTTTTTTTATAGCAAGAAAAACCTAAACTTCTAGATAGATAAATAACATCGTCCAATAGTTTTTCACATTTTTGTGTAAATTCAAATGACTTTGCTTCATTTCCGTCCAACAAACCAGCTAATAAATTTAGTCTATTTTTTCGCGAATTGCACTTATAGAGTAATGGGATGTGCTTATTATCTGATGTACTTCCTCCTAAACAATAACCAATTAGATATGGGTCAATAGGCACTTCCTTTTCAGGAAAATCGATAGCAACTTTGTAACCCTTTAGACAGTCTTTTAGTTTTTTGGATAGATTCAAGTAATTTTTAATTGAAATTTCTAATATATTTTCGCATGTATTTTGATTTCTTTTTATATTATCAAAAAAGAGTTCTGCTTCTAAACGCTGTTTTTCCTTTTGTTCAGCATTATTATAGGTAAATGTTTTTGATTGGAATTTATTATTTTCTATCCATTGAATATTGAAGTTTGTATTCGCAGTGTGATTATTTGCACTAATTTTTGGAAACCCAGAGGCCTTTAAACAAAGAATATGTTCTTCATTTACAGTATATTTTTCACCTTTAATAGGTATAATATCATACATTTTATCCTTACCTCTCGCTAAAGACATAACTTTACGTGGCTTTGAATCATCGCCCATTAATAAATCCCCCACTTGAATGTCTTGAACCATTTTGATTGTTCCATCTGACATCATAATGGGTGTATCTTTTGCGTGACATTTACCAGACCCTAAACCGTGATACAAGAGCAAACCGCGATAAGGGGTATATAAATTCATGTAATCACGCACGATTTTTTGATGGGTTAATAAATTGAACTGGGTGCTGGTCTTACCAATGGTATCACACGATATGCCTTCGGTGTTTTCCGCCAATTCCTTACGATACGGCTCGAAAAGCGAGTTAATAAAGTTGACGAAAATCTCTCTATTGTTCATATAATAACTGGATACCTTGATAAGAACAGGAGGCGACTTTTTAGGCATGCGACTTTGCAGGGCAGTATCGCCGATTTCCACCAGAGTTTCAGGACCTAAAATGGCGACCCCTTTTTCTAATTTGGGTGTAAGACGTTGCTTTTTGGCTGGCGTTTTAATGGGGATAAATTCGGTGGTTTCTTTAAAGACATCGTATTTGTTTTCTTCCTTTTTATCTGGTTCTGCCTGTTCTTCCTCTTCATCGCCTTCAATAATAAGTGGCATTTGCACATCTATTTTTTGTATCTTTTTTGCTGGAGCGGATATAGGAATTGGAGCGGATGTTTTTTTGTCTTCCGATACCTTTAACGTCTCCTTCATAGTGACCTTAAGTTTTTTATTTTCTATAAGTTTTTCTTTAAGAGTTGCGCGGTCAAACCCTTTTTGCGTTTCGTCTACAATCAAGGGTGCTTTTTTTTCAGCGATGGTTTCTATTTCTGCTGGTTCACCCAAGGGTAATGTAGGCGCCTCTTCCTTCTTTGGTGCAATAGGTTTTCTATGTTTTTTGACTCCTTTTATAACAACAGCAACTCGTTCTCTATCTTCAACAGTTGGTTTTATCATTAATTTTTCTTTTAATACGGCTAAAGGATTCATTGCTTATATACTTTAAGTATATAAATTTTTACATTTTTACAAATCAAAACGTTTGGGTTTTTATTGGTATTGAGTTTATGGGATTTGATTTTAGGGGTTTTATTTGTCATCAATATCTAGAAACTTGAGCGCCTCATTACAGGCGATTTGTTCGGCCTTTCGTTTGATTTTATGTTGTCCCTCCCCCATAAATATAAATGCTTTACCATTTTCGGTAACGAAATCTTGAATAGCCTTGAAGTTTTTAAAGAATGATATATCAACCGCTTCACTGTGCGATAAATTATAGATTTGTTGTCCTAAACACAAATATACCCCCATTTTATATCCTAGTTCGGCGTCGTGTTCGATTTCTAGATAATGTGGTGTTACTTTGAATTCTTTTTGAACCCTTACTTGCAATATATTTTTATAATTGTCGTCATTTTGAATAAGAGCAACCCAGTCTATGTGTTTTTCGAAAACATTTTCAATGAATTTTTGCGCCATTTGAAAGCCTGGACCAGTCACAAACATAGTTTGAAACCAATTTTCGTCATCTTTTACCACCACTTTATTGAAATCTAAGAAAAGTGCTCCTATAAAGGCTTCAAACAAGCAACCCAGTTTTTTCAAATTCGTGCGTATCTTTTTTTCTTCAGCGTGTTTAGACAATATCACCCATTTATGCAGTCCCATTTCGAGTGCAATTTTGCCAATGGCTTCGTTTTTGACAATGGCAATCTTCTTCTCAGTCATAAAACCTTCGTCGGCCTTAGGAAAACGCCTATAAAGCAAATATTTGGTGACACATTCGAGGACCCCATCGCCTAAAAATTCTAGACGCTCATTTGATTTGCTACTCAGTGGCATACAATCTGGAGGTCTTTCTACAATGGTAATATTTTGTTGGATATTTTCAAAATTTGGACGCTTCGTATATGAACGATGAACAAAGGCGCGTTCATAGAGGGCCATATTGTCGACTGTGGTAGGTAATCCATATTTAGAAAGAATAGATTGAACTTCGCTCAATGTAATCTTAATATTTAATGAATTGTAGGGGTTGAAAACAAGTCCTTCATCCGTCTTAATAATGTCGTCGTCTCTTAGTATTTCCTTATTGTCTATCATCTGTAACTTGTATATAGATTAAGGGGATGACTTTATATGGTTTCCATAATATATATATTCGGTGCGTTGGGACTTAGAGATATATTATGATGGTATATTATATAACCTATTATGGAAGAATGGCGTCCAATCCAAGAATTTCCGAATTACGATGTTAGTAATTTAGGAAATATTAAAAACAATAAATCTGGTAAAATGTTAAGGCCATGTGTGAAAGGTGGATACTATCACATAAGTTTAGTAAATGATAGTAATAAGAAAATTTTTAAAGTACACAGATTGATTGCGTTGGCATTTATTGAAAATCCTGAAAATAAAAGTGATGTGAATCACAAGGATAAAAATAAATTAAATAATCATTTATCGAATTTAGAGTGGATGACTAGACGAGAAAATAACATTCACCGATGTCAAGGAGTCAAGATAACTTGCAATAAAAACAAGGTTGTTTATAGAATCGATAGTGAGAGTAACGAGATATTAGAAAAATATAATTCAATAGAGCTAGCTGGTGAATGGGCATTTAAAAATGGATATACGAAAACAGTACATAATGGTCGGAATTCTATAGGTAATTGTGTAAATGGACTATCTAAAGTAGCATATAAATTTAAATGGGAATATGAAAACAAAAATACTTTAGAAAATGAAATATGGAAACAAGTTGTTTTAGAAAATGTTGATATGAAAGACAAAACATATTTTGTTTCTAATTTAGGAAGATTTAAAAATAACTCTGGGACGATTATGGATAATTATAAAGTAAACGAAAATGGTTATATAAGAGTATATATCTATAATAAAACGTATGCGTTGCACCGATTAATCGCATTAACTTTTATCGAAAATCCTGAAAACAAGGAGCAAGTCAATCACATAGACGGTAATAAATTAAATAATTGTGTAGCCAATTTAGAATGGACGACTTGCGCAGAAAATAACCTACATAAATACAAAATTGGTTTAGGAAATAATTATACAAGAAAAATAGTTCAATATGATTTAGAAATGAATAAATTAAATGAATTTAATTCTATAGCGGAGGCTGCAAATCAATTGAATATAGGAAAGTCTACCATTAGTGGTGTTTTAAGAAATATCAATAAATCCGCAGGTGGGTTTGTTTTCAAATATGCAGACGATACTAATATTGATTTTTCTAAAAAAATAACGATAAATAAAAATATAGGAAGAAACGTTGGACAATATGACATACATAACAATTTATTACACGTTCATAAATCAATTGCAGAAGCATCGAGAAAAGTAAATATACACAAAAATAATATTTGGGCGGTTATACATAATATAAACAAAACATCTGGAGGATTTATTTGGAAATATTTAGAAGAAAACAAAGAATAACATAAACTCTTAATAAATTAAAATATTTTTGTAGTATATATAATGGTGTATTTTTCGGGTGGACGTGCAGCGCGTAACGCCGCATCAATTACAAATAGACCAACATGTGGTGGCAGCGCCAAAAAAAGCGGCACCGCTCCACGTGTCGGTTGGTTTTTATCAAGTAATCCTATGTTAATGGGAGCACCACAGTCAGTGCCACTTTTCTGTATTCCAAACAGAACTGTCCAAACTCAAAAGACTGGATATCGTGCAACAATTGGTGGAAACATGGGTTAAACCGCTTTTCCAAAAGTGTATCGAAAATCTTCCACAATGTTTTGCTCAACTTTTTTAAAAGTGGAAGTGTAAAAATGTTTTGCTCCACTTTTTTAAAAAGTGGATTTATATTTACAATCTAAAATGATTTAATAAGATATTATTAAATTATTAAATAACTTATGATAATAAAAGTTGATATACGCGAACACGACCTTTTGCAACAAATAAATATACTAACCGCAAACATTCCAATATTCAAGGACATTATAATAAAATCCGAAACATTGCCACTAGGAGACATTATTATTTGCGACGATAAAGAAGACAAATTGATTATAGAGAGAAAATCTGTAACGGATTTACTGGCAAGCATCAAAGACGGCCGTTATGAAGAACAATCTTATAGGCTAAATGGGTTAAATCATCACAACCACAATATTATTTATTTGATAGAAGGAGATGTAAATCGAGTAAATCGTTTCAAAACCGACAACCGCGTAGAGAAACTAACATTGTATTCAGCCATGTTTTCACTCAATTATTATAAGGGGTTTTCGGTATTCAGGTCGTTTTCTTTAGAAGAAACCGCAACTATCGTTTGTAATATGGCTTATAAATTAAAAAAAGACCCCACCAAGAAGGCATTTTTTACAAATAATAATGCCTTACGAACGACACCAGAAACCAGTAAAGTAACAAATGAGCCAACAATAGTAGTCGAAACCCAATCCATGAATGAAGAATCAACCACTAAAGAAGCGACAACAAACGAGGCAAAAGAAGAAACCACTAAAGAAGAAACCGCCACAAATAAAGAAGAACAAAGTGACAAGGACTACGTAAGTGTTATTAAAAAGGTGAAAAAAGAAAACATCACCCCAGAAAACATCGGAGAGATTATGTTGTGTCAAATTCCAGGAATAAGCAGCGTAACATCATTGGCCATTATGGAAAAATTCAAAACCCTACAAAATTTAATAAAAGAACTGGAAAACAACAATGATTGTCTAAAGGACATAACATCAACCAATGCAAAAGGACAAACACGCCGAATAAATAAAACAAGTATAGCAAATATTGTAAAATTTCTGCTGAAAAAATAAAAATATATATTATGAAGAAAGAATTGATGAATTTGTTTTTATTTATTGGTATTTGTATACTTTTATATTGGTTATTTAGAAATTTCAACTACAACTTTAGTAATAGAGAAGGAATGACGGATGCTTCAGGAAATACAATATCCTCTGGCAGTGGTAATGGTATTGCAGGAAATGCGGCCACTTATGGTGCAACAATAAAAGCCGCCTCTATTAAATCACAAGACACGTTTTTAATTAGTAAATATCGTTCTGATTACGAAACCGTAATACTTAATTTAGATGATTTAATCAATAATTTGATGTTGAAAACAACCCTAACTATTGACCCAAATAATCCTGGTGCTTCATTGGAAAAATTGGGACAAATGCAGCAAGCCAAAACCGCTTTAAATAGTGTCATGAAATTTGTAGATACCAGCAAATAAAACGTATAAAATTATAATTATTATATATTTCGCAATAATTATAATTTGGCTCCACATTTTTACTAGGTAGTGTAGTGTAAGATGGATTTATGGAATATAAAGGCTTACTTCATTTTCTTTGTAATAACCCTTATCCACTAATTCTTGTGTATAAGCTGCTCCACCCCAATTGGGGTCCATAGGGTCAGGGCTTACTTGACCTTTAGACGTTGGACTCATTTTATCCAAGGGTGTTGTTGTTCCAATATAATAATCAGTTTGGTCATAAGCAGGATACGAGTTTTGATTATATGGTGGGTCATTTCTAGTCGCATCTACTAAAAGGGTTGGATTTGGATAAGCTTCTTCGCCTACTGGTTCTAAAGACGTTTCCATGATAGGAGGCACTTGTGAAGCGATACCAATAGGCGCTGAAGCTGATGGAGGCAAACCAGCTTGTGGTTCAGACACACTGGGTCTTGATTTATAAACACGATTGCCTTGCGCGTCATATGTCTCTTGTAAAAATAATACTGGACATCTTATATTTTGACTTCTTTGCCAATTTAAAAATTCCGTATAATCTTCTAAATTTTCAAATTCGATGGGATTTACTCCTGGAACTTGTGCTAACTTGGAATTATATAAATAGAATCGCGAACCTTTTTGTATAAGCAAGTTTGGACATCTAGGACCATTTGCAGAATTATTTGTTAAACCCTCTGAATATTTAGAATCGTCACTCCCTTTTGCGTAAAAATATAAACCAATTAAAAATACTAATATAAATAAATAGGTCAATAGTGTCATATTATATTATATAAGGATAAAAATGTTATAATTTATTTTCTATTTTTATTATATAATGGTTTATCTTGATGAAATAAATAAAAACAGCTATAAAAACGGAGGAAAAAACCGTGTTGAACTATTGGACGATTATATAGGTAATAAAAAAAACAAAATTTTTATATTAATTTTCATGGAAGGTTGTGGACCATGTAATGCTACACGTCCAGAATGGAAAAAAATGGAGCATGTTTTAACAAAGGATTTTTTAAACAGAGATGATATTATTATTGCGGCAATAGAAAATAATTTGGCGGATGGTTTAAAAAACCTAGCAACAAAACCGCAAAGTTTTCCAACCATGCGATTTATTAGTGATGGCGGTAAAACCGTTGAAAATTATGAAGACAGTAATATAGAAAATAAGGACCGCACCATTGATTCCTTTGTGGAATGGGTGAAGAACAAGAGTGGCGAAAATAGCATAACTACATCAGAACCTTCTTCTAAAGGAGGCAGACGCACGAGAAGAAACAAACACCATAACAAATCAGGTAAAAAGAATCGCACAAGAAAATGGTCGTTAAAATATAAGCGCAGCATAAATTGTAGACGTCCCAAGGGTTTCTCTCAAAAACAATACTGTAAATATGGCCGAAAAAAATAAAAAATATAAAATTGATTTCTATTTAATGAATTAAATGTAAATCACTATAATAACTTAACAATGGAACACATTTTCAGAATTTTCGATTTTAACGTATATAATGCAAAGGATTCTTCCCTAGATTCTTCAGACGACGAACAAAACGTTTATAGAGATACCAACAATTTTCGAATCCAAATGTTCGGCGTAGATGAAACTGGTAAAACATATTCATTAACCGCCGATGGGTATCATCCATTCTTCTATGTAATGGTAAACGATAAATGGACGATAAAAATGAAGGAAGAATTCGTTGCACATTTAAAAGAAAAAATGGGTAAATTTTATCAAGATACCATTACAGAATGCAAAATTGTAAAACGAAAAAAATTATACGGTTTCGATGGTGGTAAGGACCACAAATTTATATTTATTGAATTCGCCAATCTAAACGCATTTAATAAAGCAAAAAATTTGTGGTATACCGATTACAATAATGGTCATACTTTATTAAAAAACGGTTATAGATTCCTCAACACAGACATGAAATTATATGAAGCAAATATTCCGCCCTTATTGCGGTTTTTCCATATAAAAGATATTAGTCCGTCTGGTTGGATTGCTATACCAAAAAAATCAGTATTTGAAAATACAGGCGAACTAAAAAATGTAAATTGCGATGTTGAACTAACTACCAATTATAAAAATATCATCCCTTTAAATACAAAAGAAACCAGAGTGCCTTATAAAATAATGAGTTTTGATATTGAAGCGAGCAGTAGCCACGGTGATTTCCCAGTTCCCATAAAAACATATAAAAAGCTTGCTACAAATATTATTGAATATTTCGAGACTTTAAAAATGGAATTGACTCATGAATTATGCAAAAATATTTTACGAAGGATTATTTTGGCCGCATTTGGGTATGAACAAATGGAACAAATTGACTTGGTGTATCCCAAAAATCCGCCAAAGTCTAAAGAAGATGTGCAACAAATGTGCGAAAACTGGTTAGACGCACAAGTTAGAAGTTTAAAATCCACCAATGATTTTAATAATGCAAACACTTTAGAGGCGTTGTTTGAGCGAATGTCTATGGAGGAAGAAGAAGACGGCTCAGAGCGCAAATATATAAAAACCTATTCAAATAAAAAGGCCACAATTGTGGATATTATTTGCGATAAGACCTTTGAACGCGAAGGTAAACTGAGCGAATTAAATGTATCATTAAATTCCAAATTTCCGAAATTGGAAGGCGATAAATGCACCTTTATTGGTTCAACATTCATGAATTATGGCAATACCGACCCCCATTTTAACCATTGTATCGTCTTAAATAGTTGCTCAGATATGCCCATTGAAAACTCGGTCGTTGAATCTTATAATACAGAGCGCGATGTCTTGTTAGCGTGGCAAAAACTCGTCCAAAAAGAAAACCCTGATATTATTATTGGTTATAATATATTTGGTTTTGATTATCAGTTTATGTTTCATCGTGCAGAAGAAAATAATTGTGTGGAAGAGTTTTTAAAATTATCTCGTAACAAAGACGAAATTTGTGGTGTAAAAGATAAAGATAGCGGTAAATGGAAAATCGAGGAAAGCACATTGCAAATTGCAAGTGGTCAACACGACTTGAGATTTATAAAGATGAATGGTCGTTTACAGGTAGATTTATACAACTTTTATCGTCGTGAAGCCAATTTAATATCCTACAAATTGGATTACGTGGCTGGTAATTTTATAGGTGATTTTGTAAAGGGATTAGAAGACTATTGTGATTCATCATCCGCATCGTCACAGCAAACTATTATTAAAACGTCTAATATGACAGGCCTTTTAGTGGGCAGTTATGTTCATTTTGAAGAAATCGGTCATTCAGTAGATTATTATGCGGATGGTGCCAAATATGTAGTTACTTATGTGGATAAGTCCAAAGGTAAGTTTATCATTGACGCTGTCGTACATCCAGATATAATAAATAAAAAGGTCAGGTGGTGTTTGGCGAAGGATGATGTTACCCCTAAAGAAATTTTCAAGAAAACAAATGGAACTGCAGATGACCGCGCGGTCATAGCGAAATACTGTATTCAGGATTGTAATCTAGTGCACTATTTGTTTAATAAATCGGATATTCTTACTGGGTTTATTGAAATGGCGAAAATTTGTAGTGTGCCTATAAATTTCCTTGTTATGCGTGGTCAGGGTATTAAATTAACGAGTTATGTGGCGAAAAAATGTCGCGAGAAAAAGACGTTAATGCCTGTAATAGAAAAGGGGGATTTAGATGAGGGTTATGAGGGTGCTATCGTATTAGACCCTAAATGCGATTTATATCTAGACAATCCAGTTGCATGTGTCGATTATGCTTCTTTATATCCGAGTTCAATGATTAGTGAAAATCTTTCACATGACACGAAGGTGTGGACATTAGAATATGATTTAGCAGGAAATTTGATTGAGGAATGGGGTGAAAAAGACGAAAACGGCGTGTATATTTATGATAACTTGCCAGGTTATGAATACGTAGATATTAAATATGACACTTATGTATATCGACGAAAGAACCCCAAAGCTGCCGCTGAAAAAGTTTTAAATGGTTATAAAATGTGTCGTTTTGCACAACCGTTACTAGATAAAAATGGTGAAGCGGAAGGAATTATGCCATCTATTTTAAAAGAATTATTAAAAGCTAGAAAAGATACTAGAAAGTTAATTCCACAACAAACCGACGAATTCATGAAAAATGTATTAGACCAGAGGCAATTAGGTTATAAAGTAACAGCCAATTCACTTTATGGACAATGTGGAGCCAAAACCAGCACATTTTATGAGAAAGATATTGCGGCATGCACCACCGCAACAGGTCGTAAATTATTGACGTATGCCAAAAAAATAATCGAAGAGTGTTATGGAAATAAAATATGTGAAACGGAAAAATATGGTCCAGTTTTGACCAAGGCGGAATACATATACGGCGACAGTGTTGCCAATTATACACCTGTATATGTATCAGCACTTCAAAAAGAGGGAAATAAAATATTTGATATAGTAACCATTGAACAATTGGCAGAAAAATATGGTAATAATAAATGGGTTCAATGTGTAGAACTAGGTAAACAAGAAAAAGAAGTATGCGAATTAGACGGCATTGAAACATGGACAGAAAAAGGATGGACAAAATTAAACAGAGTAATAAGACATACATTGGCTCCTCATAAAAAAATGATGCGAATTTTAACACATACAGGGTGTGTCGATGTAACCGACGACCATTCCCTATTGTTACCTAGCGGTAACGAAATATCTCCAAAAGACGTACAGGAAGGTTCAGAGTTATTGCATAATCCACTGCCGTTAAATGAAAATACAAACGATGTCATTAGCGAAGATGAAGCAAGGATAATGGGTTTCTTCTTTGGTGATGGTAGTTGTGGAGAATACGAGTGCCTTTCTGGCAAAAAAGCATCTTGGGCATTAAATAATGCATCAATAGAAATAATAAACAAATATTTAAATTTATGTAAAAAAGTTTATACTAATTTCGATTGGGTTATAATGCCAACATTGGAAAGTTCAGGAGTTTATAAAATATCTCCTAGAAGCAATAAATATGGCTCTATTGTTGAATTTGTAAAATTATACAGAAAAAAATTATATTATAATAAATCTAAAATAATTCCTAATGAAATAATAAATTCAAACATTAATATTAGACAATCATTCTTTGATGGATTATACGATGCAGATGGAGACAAGGACAAAAATGGGTATACTAGAATCGACCAAAAGAATCAGATTAGCGCGTCCTATATTTGTTGGTTGGGCGCTAGTCTAGGTTATTCTACATCAATTAACACTAGAAATGATAAACCGAATATATACAGAATCACTATGACTAGGGGAAAACAAAGAAAAAATGCGTTTGCTATAAAAAAAATGGGTGAAATTTCATACCAAGGTTATGTATATGATTTAACAACTGAAAACCATCATTTCGCCGCTGGAATAGGAAATATAATTGTGCATAATACTGACTCAGTATTCTTTACGTTTAATTTACAAACCCCAGACGGTAAACCGATTCGAGGCAAAGAAGCGCTTGAAATTACGATTGAAATTGCACAAGAAGCAGGACATTTAGCTTCTAAATTCTTAAAAGGTCCGCATGATTTAGAGTATGAAAAAACATTCATGCCGTTTTGTTTATTGTCTAAGAAAAGATATGTGGGTATGCTTTATGAGACCGACCCCAATAAAGGCAAACGTAAAGAGATGGGTATTGTATTAAAACGGCGTGATAATGCGCCAATCGTCAAGGATATTTATGGAGGTATTATTGATATATTAATGAAGAAACAAAATATTCAAGAGGCTATTGATTTCTTAAAATCGTGTTTGCAAAATATAGTTGAAGAAAAGTATGCCATGGATAAACTTATTATTACAAAATCACTGCGGTCTGGATACAAAAATCCGCAATCCATCGCTCACAAAGTGTTAGCAGATAGAATCACTGCACGTGACCCAGGTAATAAACCAGGACCAGGTGATAGAATTCCTTTTGTATATATTTCCACCAAAGACAAAAAGGCACTGCAAGGGGAGAAAATAGAGACGCCGACATTTATTTTAGAAAATAAACTAAAAATAGATTATTCCTTTTATATTACCAATCAAATTATGAAACCAGTTCAGCAAGTATTTGCACTGGTTCTGGAAAAAATATGGGAAAGCAAGAAAAACACGCCACAGTTAATGAAATTTAAAAGAAATATAGAAAATTTGCGCAAAGAATATGGTAATGATTCTGAAAAATATCACGAAAAAGTGGAAGATTTGCGGTGTAAAGAAATAAAGGCGCTTTTATTTGATGCATACTTAAGGGAAACAAATAATCAAAAAAACGGTAATCAAAGTATTATGAAATTCGCTACCGTAAAATAAGTATTCGCATATTCCTTTTACTAGTAATAAAAAATTGTATTTGCATCAATACAATTTTTTATTTCGTTATTTTTTGTTTTTGAATAAAATTTTCATTTTGTTATTCGAAATGTAGAAAATCTATTTTTGGCATAGAATTATTATATCTATATCTATTGTTCATCCAACAATGATAGTGTATTATTTCTTCCTTAGGAAGTATTTGTTGAGCCCTATGTTGATGCGGTGTATTTATAAACTCATTTTCCGTAATTTTATCTGTATGTAAAATTGTTTTAGTATATTTATCTTCACCTACATATTTAGCCAGTTGTAATATATTATTATTGAGTAGATCATCGTTGTTTTGATTTGTTAAAATATTACTTCTTATAGTTATTGTGCTATAACTTTCTAGAAATTGTTCTATACCCATTTTTGGATTTTTAGGTATATAAATAAATTCGTCTGCATCTATCAATGCTATATTTCTACATTTGTTTCTAAATGCGTTTACGCCAATATGCAAAGAAATTCTTTGTATTGTGTTCCAATCTTCATCTTTTAATGGTGAATATGGATAATTTACAACCCATACTTTACCTTTATACTTTCTACATATTTCATCAATTGACGAATCTAATACACAATTTTCTAACGATTCATTTATATTGTTTGACTTATTTTCATCATTATTAAATACAACAATACCTGAAAACCCTAATTTCAAATTATATTGTATCCATTCATCTAATCTATGCGAATAATTTTTACATATGGTACTAATAATCGCAGATTTTTTGTCTAAAATTAAATCGCAATTTTCAAAAGGGAAACATAGAGTAATATTTGTAAGTTTTAATTCATGTGCTTCGTTCTTAAAAATAATGGTTTCAATATTAGAAATTTTGCCCTTAATTTTTATATAAAAATCTCGCCTAGCATTATTAAAAACTGCCGAAAATATCACCTTTTCTATATCAATTTGTGTTATTCTTGATTTATATTGACCGTATATAATTGTTTCATCTTTATATTCATTATATAGACATACTTTATCAAATAATATAATATTCATATTATTATTATATTATTATTATTATATTATTATTATTATATTTTATTTATATTATTATATTTTATTTATATTATTTTGTCTAATATTTTCGTAATGGTTCTCTTTTGGTAGATTTTTTTGAAACCCAACTGTTGAACATTTTTGATACCATAGTTCCAATGTCTTTTACACTAGTCTCTAAATTCCATACACGTTCGGTAAGTTTATCTACTTCACTCTCGTCATCTGAATAAGTACCTTCATCTACATAATCAGAATCATCTCCTGCGTCACAAGCTTCTTCGCTACACTCTTCATCAATTGCTCCTGAACAAATGTCTTGATATTTCTTAGAGTCAAAACCTTTTACATCATCCCATGAACTAATAAAACCTTCCGCTTCTAATTTACATAAAATCGCTCTTTCGGTTCGCTCATGAAGTGAAGCCATTTGTTGAACACTCAAATCTAATAATTCATACTCTCTTTGTAAGGATAAAATTTCTCTAATCGACCATCTATTTCCGTTTCTATTGCACATTGTCATTATAATAGTAATTACTATCTTGTTTTTATATTATTTTAAATTATATTATAAATATTCTATATATTTTTTATTTATTGAAACCTGTTATCGTTTGCACACTTGCAAAATATTTTATATAACTAAATTACTTTTCTGGGAGGCGCAATACATGACAACATAACCACGTTCCTAAAACAATCCACATATTTCCAATAACATTTGCACCATTATATATAGCCCATCGTAGTCCTTGACAGTGAGGCGCTGGTGCCAAAAATGGCGACATTACGAATCCATAAACTGTATTTGGAACACAAAATGTGATATAACATTGTGACGCTATATAGTGTAACAAAATCCATGCAACGTATATCCCTGCAATATTTATTATGATAACAACTGAATTGTATACAGCAGAACCATATAAATTCATTTTACTGCAAAAATCTGGCAATAAATAATCAAAAGTGAATGTTGATTGTTTACATAATTCTTTGTCTTGCTGTTCATGAATTTCTTCATTTGTCATATCTGTCTCCTTTATATTATTACGATGTCTAACCATCATAATAATTATATCAATTTTATCTTTATGTAATTTACAATAATATTTACCGGAACGGTCTACCATTATTTAGAGCATTATTCAGGAGAGAAGATAGTAACGAAATATCTGTGGTATTATTGGTTGCAAAATTGCCTGATATGTCACGAAAAATATTATTGTCAAAATAAATATCGAAAACTATCGAAGAGTTTGACGTATTTCCGTCTCGAATAGATGACAATGGTTGATTCGTTTCCTCAATATTTGTTTGTGCATCTTGGGTTTCTACATTTTCTGAATTATTAGATTCACGCGATTCAGTTTGATTGTCTGGTGTTTCTGTATAAATATTTGGTTGATAATTTCGAATATCATATCTACACACTGGACATCTGCAATTTGTCCTAAACCAAGTATTCAATTCATCCCTCCTAAATATGTGACCGCAAAACCGAATAACACTTACAATATCAGTGTCATTGAAATTTTCAAGTGATATAGGACACGCTCTATTTATAGGAGAAACAATATCCCCATATTGAACCGTTCTAGTAGCCGTTTCGATTTGCGTTTGTGTAGGAAAAATGGCTATAGGTTGAAAAAAATTTTGCCAAAATTGAGAGACATCGGTATTTCTATTTACATTTAAATTTGTTCTATTTACATTTGTTGCTTCATTTCTACTTCTATAAACATTGCCGTTTTCATTGTCATTTTCACTATGACTCTCGTTTGTTAGGAAATCATAAAACCCTGTATTTGCGGTAACCCTTCTTACATTAGGTCGCATATGTGTTGGCGCGATAATGGGTTGTTGTCTAAAACTATTTAATCTGGACGAATTTGGTCTATAAAATTGGTTGCGCCTATTCGTAGTCGTGTTCGTATACAATATTTGTGTCAATAAATTACGAATTTCAGTATTCGTCTCATTTAATAAATGTATTGACTCTGATAAATTATTTATTTGTCTTATATTATCATTATACATACTGTTCAATATACCTATAAGCAACAAGTTCTCATTACTTATATTGTATTCTCTCGAATGGTTACTCATAATATGTATTATAATATAATATATAAAAAATCTGTTTAAATGTATTACTCTATTATAATTAATAGGTTATAATTATGAATTTTGAAAAATATAAAAATAATGGATTAAGTGGGCTTGCTAATCTTGGAAACACTTGTTTCGTAAATTCGTGTATACAAGTTTTGTCTCATACATATGAATTTAATAATTTTCTAGAAGAAGACACTTATAAAAGGAAATTAAAAAATAAATGCGATTCGGCATTAGTATTAGAATGGGATAACTTGCGAAAAATTATGTGGAATTCAAACTGTCTTGTATCACCTGGTAAATTTATTAAAACGATTCAAAAAGTAGCACAAATAAAGGGAGTGGGAATCTTTACTGGGTATTCACAAAATGACCTACCAGAATTTCTTTTGTTTTTAATTGATTGTTTTCACACCGCATTATGTAGAGAAATTAAAATGACTATTTCTGGGAACCCACAAAACGAAACAGATAAAATTGCGATTCAATGTTTTGAAATGATAAAAAATATGTATTCCAAAGAGTATTCTGAAGTGTGGAATTTATTTTATGCCGTGCATGTTTCGGAAATTACTCATTTGGAAACAGGAAAACAAATGAATATAACACCTGAGCCGTATTTTATGATTGATTTACCTATACCTCCTGATAACAAGACTCCAACACTCATCGATTGTTTTAATCATTACGTAGAGGGAGAAGTATTAGAAGGTGACAATGGTTGGTATAACGAAGCTACCAAAGAGCGAATAAATATTAGGAAAAAAATTCAGTTTTGGTCTTTTCCAAATATTTTAGTAATAGATTTTAAAAGATTTAATAACCGCTTTCAAAAAAACCAAATTCTTATTCAATTTCCATTTGATTTAGACTTGTCTAATTATGTAATTGGATATAAAAAAGAAATGTATAAATACGAATTATATGGCGTTTGCAATCATAATGGAGGTGTAATGGGCGGTCATTATACATGTTATGTTAAAAATGCAAATGGAAAATGGTATCATTTTAATGACACAAATGTAGCTGAGGTAGGTTTAACAGAATCCATAATTTCTCCAAAAGCATATGTGTTATTTTATAGAAAAAAGACGATATAATATAATAATCCAACATAATCCAACGATTTTTCAATGAATTTTTAGACAATATATTATAATTATATTTTTTATAGCTATTTATATATTAGAAATGGAAGTAGTAAATACAACATCAACAACTGACCCAGTCCATATGTATAATTATTTAAATAGTTACATTTTAAATCCGATGGTTTTCGTTATCTTATTAATAATCATCATTTCATATTATGTATTTTCATCTGTTGGCGGCGATTCGTCTAGTTTAGGAAATAGCCAAAGTGGTAGTTCGGATAAAGGCTCTACTATAATAGGAGTAATTATTATTGCTATATTAGTTTTTCTAATTGTTATTAACGCATTTCAATATTTTTTTAGTATTAACGTAACAGCGTATATTCAAGGACTATTTACACCTAAAACATCAGTTGATATTGTTGTGGACCAAAGCACATACCAACCAGCACCTGTTCCTGAAATCAGAATTAAAAAACAAGTGTTTAACATACCAGGAAATTATTATAATTATGAAAACGCCAAAGCATTATGTAAAGCATATGGTTCTGATTTAGCATCATATGACCAAATAGAACAAGCCTATAATAATGGAGCCGAGTGGTGCAATTATGGCTGGTCAGCGAATCAGTTAGCATTGTTTCCAACTCAAAAAAAAACCTATAATAATTTACAAAAAATACCTGGACATGAAAACGATTGTGGTAGAGCAGGAATAAATGGAGGATATATAGCAAATCCGAATGTCAAATTTGGTGTAAATTGTTATGGTTATAAACCAAAAATAACAAATGAAGAAGAAGAGTTAATGAAAACTGCTACTCCATACCCAGAATCGGCCAAGGACATTGCGTTCCAAAAAAGAGTAGATTACTGGAAAAATAAAGTAGATGAAATATTGGTGTCGCCATTTAATTATAGCACATGGGGTTCATTTTAGACTACTATAAGTATCATCATAACGAACTATAGCGTCTTCACCTAAAGAGTTGCCTATTTGTGCGATATATTTTATATTGAATGTCGTGTTTTTACTCATTGTAAGATATATAATGAGTAAAAATGAAATGTAACATATTTTGTTCTAATCCGTATTTTCTGGGGTTGCAATACCTAGCTCATATAATACACATGAACTTTCATAAATAATACATGAATGGTGATATGTGTTTTTACTATGTAATATATTCAAATAAAAATCTATTGTATAATAAAAAAGTGCAAACAATGTTAAAAATCTAGACAATTTGTATGCATTTTTAATAATAAATAATGGAAATACAATAAATATGGTGTCTTGTTTTAAACTTTCTACAATAGAAGGTTTTTTTTCAATCAATTTTCTACAAATGGGACAATTTCCAGATGTTTGATACCAATAGTGTAAACATTTTTTATGAATCCAACCATTACAAAAACACATTTTTATATAATCGGATTGCTTATATAATTCTATAGGCATTGTTTCATTTTCTATAGATAATTCATAACAAATGAAACATTCATTTTCTTCTTTTATTGGCTCATTTGTCATTTCAAATTCATAATGTTCTATAGTTCGGAATAGCATTGATATACTATATAGTTATAGTATAGTAAATTCTAAGTTGTAATCTTTGTTTATTTTTTATAGTTTTTATAATTTATTTTTATGTCTTTTTGTTCCTCCTTTTTTGGTATGAATTTTAATATTTAATTTATTTTTTTTGGTAAATTTATATTTATTTTGTTTTTTTACTTTATTATCGTGCTCGTTAACAAGACCTATTAATTTATCATGCAAATCATCGTCTATTTCATCATTCTCTTCATCACTATCATCCTTATATTCACCGCCCATTTTATTACCATAACTTAAAGCCCAATTAGGTATCACCAAACTATCGAATAAATCAGAAACCTTATTCGATTCACCACCACCACCAACTCGACTGTTTAAGGTCATGATTGGTGAGAATCCTGCTTTCATCATAATAGAGTTCACATTAAACCCACCAGAATAAACTCCTTCTCCACTATCCGTATTAAATACTAATTCATTTGCTCCTATTTCTCCCATATTAGTCGTATCATGCATGTTATTCATATAAAATATACATATATTTATAAATTGTTAGAAAAGCGCTTTATTTCAGGGATAGTTTTAATAGCTCTTTTTTGTTTAACGTGTTCCATTATTAATTTCACTTGAGACTCATTTTTTATAACTTCGCTTAATGTCTTTTCTAAATATTTAAATGTTAAAGGTTCTTGGACCTTTGTATTTACGAATTTTAGTTTGCCATCACTAATTTTGACAGTAGCATTAGAGAGATTATTCGTAGAAGCATAAGTAGTAATGTTTTGTTCCAATATATTACGCTTATCTCTTAATTCCCTTGTTTTCTCATTTAATTGTTTTAATTGATTATCTAATTGAACCCATTGTTGTATTTGATTTTCAAAGCTCATTATATATTATTTTTATAAGATATATATTGTATTATATCTCATAAAAAGTTTACGTCCTACGAATATTTGTCCCATTTTACATGTTTATCGATTTAGTGTCTTCTTCGTTTATGAGTTTTACCTCCGTGTTTTTTACGTCTAAATGATTGTTGCATACCTAAAATTCCAAATGGGACGATTGCTTGATTTAAGACTTCACCCCAAAGACCGCCACGTTTTCCTCTACCTCTACTTCTAGTTCGGCGTCTACCTGCGGATTGAACTAGTGATAGATTTTGTGCAGAAGGGACACCAGCTTGGTTACTCCATTGTCCTTGAGCGCCCACATATTCCGAACCTGCTCTGCCAGCATAGGGACCTGTTGCATCAAATGTTCTAGCGAATTGTGCATTTCCAGAACCGTTTACATAACTACCATATGACGATGCAGAAGAATAATTTCCGCCTCTTTGGCGACGACTTCTACTACGACTTCTACTACGATTTCTATTTGCCATTTATATAAAATGAGAATAAAATTATAATACGTCTAAATAATTTTTGAAATTAGCTGTTTATTTCGCAATAAACTAATCAAAATAACAAGTATCGCTAAAATCATTATAAAAATGAGAAAAACTAACGCTACCGTTATGTAAATATATGGGTTGATTTCATATAAAATAAAATCAATGACTGGTTTTAATAGCATTTTAAATTCGTTTTTTATATCATCCCTCTTTAAAATATCTAAACATTGTTGAACTAAAGAATCTTTCATAATAAATAAAAATAAAAATTTTATAAATTTTGTGCGTGTTAATATTTTAAAAAATTTCTATATTTTCAGTAATATGGAAAATATTATTGAACCAAATGAGACGTTTGATTTTACAAAACTTACTTTAGCGCATCCAGTAGGTATTCAGGGTGGCGCATATTTTACTAAAATTGAATATAACAACAAACCTTTATATATTCAAACGAATAAAAGTCAAACTCGACAAGGGTTTGTTAAAACAGGTAAAAAATATTACTGTGACTTAATGTTTGATAAAAATTCTGAAACACTAATACACTGGTTCGAAAATTTAGAAGAAAAATGCCAAAAACTTATATTTGATAAAAGATTTACATGGTTTCAAAATAATTTAGAAGAAAGTGATATAGAAACCGCTTTTAACTCTACAATTCGTGTTTATAAATCTGGCAAATATTATTTAATAAGAACAAATATTAAGAATAACCATAATAATTTGCCTGCTATTAAAATTTATAATGAAACTGAAATTCCTTTGACGATGGATGATGTAAAACCAGAAACAAACATTATTTCAATTTTAGAAATACAAGGTATTAAATTTACATCTAGAAATTTTCAAATTGAAATTGAAGTGAAGCAAATGATGGTGTTGGATAACGAACCTATTTTTAATAATTGCTTAATTAAAACAAATAAAACGAAACAAACTAATTTAGAAAGCTTACCAAATAATAAAACTTTAGAAGACGTTAAAAGTTTAAACGACATTCAATCTTTAGACGACATTAAAAGTTTAGACGACGACGTAACCTTAGAAGATGTTACCGTTTTACAAAATAACAATACAGACGAAGCTTTTACTACCAACACTGTAAATATAGATGATTCAATTAATTTAGATAAATTTGATGAATATCCTGAAACGAATATTGTTGATGATAATCAAATAAATTTAGAAAAGAAGGAAGAAGTCAGAGAGTTAGAAGAGAAAGGTATGAATCAAGACGTTACTGAAATGTTAGAAGATTTAATATCTAATGATACTCATACAGATGTTTCAGAAAAGGAAGATGGCATTTCTTTAGAAATAGAGGATTTAAATACGGATGACGAAAGTATTAAATTACAAGACGTCGATATTTTAGATAACTTAAATAATTTAGAAACAATTCAGTTAAAAAAACCAAACCAAGTTTATTTTGAATTATATAAAGAGGCAAGAAATAAGGCAAAAATAGCAAAAAAGAACGCTCTTTTAGCATATTTAGAAGCAAAGAATATTAAGAAAACACATATGTTAGAAAATATATATGATAGTGATAGTGATATTGACGAAGAAATTGATGAAGTTTCGGAAAGTGAATTAGAAGGACTTTAATATTACTCAAATGTTTAGAATAATTAATATGTATTCTAAAAATTATTTTATCATTAATTTTATATAATGACAGTCTCTTTGAAGAAGCTATGGAATGACTATGGAATTGGAGCCATTATTGTTTTATTAATTATCGCATATTGTGTTAGTTTATTTGCTGGTTATTTAGGTGCAAAAGGTATGGTCGGCTCTGAGTCAAATGCTCAAATGCAAAAACAATACAAAAACACTAATGCACAAATGTCATCAGGAGTCCGTGCATCTGACCCTAATGGAAACGAAGTTTTTGCTGCTGCAAATGGCGTACAAACAAGTATGCCAGGAGTCCCATCGTCGTGCTCTAAACCAAACATTCAAAACCCTGCCGAACTTTTACCTAAGGACTCGAATTCCCAATGGGCTCAATTAAACCCTTCTGGTAAAGGCGAACTTGCCAACGTTAACTTATTAAAAGCTGGCTACCACATTGGTATTGATACTATTGGCCAAAGTTTAAGAAACGCCAACTTACAAATTCGTTCTGAACCTCCTAACCCACAATTGTCAGTAGGACCATGGAACCAGTCGACAATTTCTCCAGACTTCATGCGGGTTCCTTTAGAGCTAGGTAGTGGAGCCCAATAAATAATTTAATAAATTTGTTGCCATTATGGTATCGTTATTATAAGTTCATTGCATTCTCAAAATCTTTATATTCATTATTTTTACACATATAAATATTTTGAACTATATTTTTATAAAAGTTGTTTTTGCTCGACTTTTTATAAAAGTAGATAAAAGTAGATAAAAGTAGATAACAGTAGAAAATTTTTGCTCTACTTTTTATAAAAGTAGATTATATGGAGAAACATGGTATATTTTTTTATATTTTCATAGGATTTATTCTTTTTCTTTGTTTAGCTATATATTATCAATCAGACGCGTATAATCTTAAATGTATCATAGCATCAGAAGACGGAAATCGTTATTGCGTTAGAGAAAGGGAAAAGCTAGAATTGGCCGCAAATCTTTTAGCGCAAGTTACCCAAAAAATGAAAGACATGGTTACCTATATGAATTCCAAACATCCAGAAGATGGACGCACAAAACGACTCATAGAAGGTTTTAATCCAAAAAAAATCAGCGAAACATTGCCCACCAGCGAATTAACCGCTTATAGTGAAAATAAAGGAGAGAAAATCGCCTTTTGCTTAAACACTACTAAAGAAGGTAATAAATTAATTGATATTAATACGCTGACATTTGTTGCATTACATGAGTTGTCGCATATAATGACCGAATCTATTGGACATAAACAAGAATTCTGGGAAAATTTTAAATTTTTATTACAAAATGCAAAAGAAGCAGGTATTTATGACCCAGTCGACTATAAGAAATCACCCCAAGAATATTGTGGAATGACTATAAATGATAACCCATATTATGATTTGGCGTGAATTCAATTACCGTTATATTGATTGACTGCTTCTATTATATTATTTATACACACTAATTTTTTTTGTATAAGTGCTATTCTGTATTCATTTCCTGGATGTTGTTTCAATTCATCTAGTTCACATAATAATGTTATAGCGCTTGCTATACTTTTTTTGAGTATTTTCTGGCAAAATTTTTTTGTCAAATATGTCATTATAAGTAAAATTGCTAAGTTTTTATTTTATTTACAAAAAAGATAATAAATTAAAAATAATAATAGATTTATATATATGTCAAAATCATCATCTATAAATTCACCAGAAACAAATAAAGAATCTTTAGATACCAATATATATAAAATAAAAAAACTTGTAAACGGAAATATAGATACTATATATGTTTTTAATGGTAGAAAAACAGCAGACAAAGACGAAGAATTATTTAAGAAAATATTCACTGATGAAGAAAATGAACAAATTAAGACACAAGGAGTAGCTGTAAAGTTTTCGGACCAACAAATTCATTTTGACGATTCTATTGGCACTATCAAAATTAAAATACTTAATGAACTCAAAAAAGAGTTGTCATTAGATGAAATCTATCTCTATTGTCAAAAAATAGAAACGTTAAATGCGGTGTCGGTTTATCAATCACTTACACAGAGAAACAAATTGGAATTAACCAGAATCAGATTAGAACAATTCATGTCAAATATTGTTAGTGACGAAGATGGAAATCCAATTAAAATGCCAGAAGACAAGGATTTTTATACATTTGATGATATTTTTGAAATGAAATTTGATAATAAAAAGTATATTGTAAACAAAGTGTTGGGACAAAAATTCTTTATTGTTGAAAACGAATATCCGTTTGTGTGTAATCCTTATGCCGTGAATGATTATGACAAATTTTTAGAAAAATCTGCTCGAAAATCATTAACCACCTTAAATAGTCATTTATTATTAAATAGCGGAAATATTGTCGATAATAGTATTTATTTATGCTTAGCCGAAGACGTTATTTCTTATATGGGCAGAAAGGAATTATCAGAAGAAACCACTATGAAAATCTATTACCCATTTTTATATAACAAAAATATAAATACCTTGGAAGACATTGAAAAAAACAGAAATAAATTAATTCAAGGGAACCAAAAAATACTAAATGATAAAACGTTGAATACGTTCAAAACGATTGACATGTTCTATGATGTGTATCATTTCAAAAAGACTGAATTAAATTACATTAGCAAAGGAATTAAATATATTAAAGTGGTTATAAGACCAGAATTCTCGATTAAAATCCCTCTAGAAGTAATATTTAAGGTGGTACACGCCACTTCTGAAAACCCATTGATTAAATATAATCCGTCGTCTAGACAAGAAAACGTTTATAGACTTTTTACAGACAAAATTGCCACAGACGGTAGAAAAATCCCTTATTTAAAAAAGGCCACCATTTTCAAATTAAAAAAAACGATTGCTAGAAATAAGTCTGTTGCGGTGTATATAGAAACTACAAATATAGAAACTTCCCATTCTTTAGTCTGTGAATTTGATGAAGAGGGTTATATAACAATCATTTCGGAATTTAATAGTGCTGTTACTATAAACGATATAAATAAAATATTTATAAACGCGGTGAACCCAATTATTACAGAAATAAAAAAAAATTTAGAACAAAGTGGATACAAATTAAATGTATTTAATAATTTGAACGACGAAAATGTTGAAATAAAACAACTTACCTACGAAACGCAAATAAAAATCACCAAGCCATTGGATATTGATGCTTACAAGGGTTGTATTTCTAGCGTTTTTATCAATGAAACCAATGTATTCAAAGGAAATACCCTCAAGTTACGCTTTAAACGTGTAGCAAATTATAGTAATTTTACGAGTCAAGAAGCGTTTATTTTAGAAAAATCCGAGCAAGGGTTACGAGGTGACCAAATCATAGAAGCTCTTTTGGAAAATTTTAAAGATGATTTGAATCGTAAAGAAGCAGAAGAAATGGTAAGAAAAATTGCGAATGAGCTTGAAATTGAACGTGGGGTTAGAAAATCTGATATTAAAATTAAAAGTAGTCCTGGTTTTAAAACGAATATATCCCTTGAAAAGGAAACTGGCATCATAACGATTGTAACTGAAAACATTAACAATATAAATTACTTATACTCCTTGCCGATTTATTTAGACACGTTAGTTCGGTTAACACAAGATAAGAATTCTACAATGTATCCTGTTAAAGAAATAAATCATTTGTGTTTAACAAAAGAAAAACATGATATATTCATTGACGACATTATTTCAACATCAGAAGAGTCCGCATTAAAATCAGAATTCCCTTCTCTCGAGCCAGGTGATGAAGAAGTGCAATATAACAAATTTCAAACGCTGGAGGTGAATAAACCAAAGGGTGCAATGAGTTTATTTTTTGATGATGATGATGATGATGATGAAGAATCAAGTAATGAGTATGGGGGCGGTAAGGATATGGAAATAGAAATTTCAGGGGGTGATGATTCTGATTCATCTATTTCAAGTGAGAAAACGGAAGAAAGTAGCAATGTTAAAGAATCCAAGGCTCTAACATATAATGGCGCAACAGTTCCTAGTGGTTTAAGTAGCGGCGATTCTATAGAATCAGATGAAGAATATATTAAATCTGAAAGTGTAACACCTCAAGAATCTACAATAAAAGATAAACCTGCTGCCAATTTGGAATCATTTGATATACCTTCTTCTCCAGAGAAATCAGATGACTCTGTTGCAGAAGAAGAATCTAAAGAAGAACCTATTGTAAAAGAAACTAGTATTGTAGAGGAAGAACCAGAAAAAGAGGAAGAACCAGAAAAAGAGGAAGAACCAGAAAAAGAGGAATCTGAATTAGAAGAAATTTCTTCTGACGAAGAGGAAGATGATGTAAGAAATATTGATGGAATGAAACTAAACAAACCATATTATTTTCAAACTCTTATCGAGAAAAAGGACCCTGTATTGATTTTAAAAGAAGACACACCACAATTTAATTCTTATCCTAGAACATGCAGTTCGAATATGAGAAGACAACCAGTCATTTTAACAGACGAACAACTGGGTAAAATTAACAAAGAACACCCTGGTTTTTTACGCGATGAAGATGTTGTAAAATATGGTTCTAATCCAAAAAAACAATTTAATTATATTTGTCCTCGTTTTTGGTGTTTAAAAAACAATACCTTTGTCAACCCTAAGGATTTAAAAGAGGTGGTCGGAAAAGACGGAACAAAGGAGTTGGTTCATCCTACATGCGGCAAAGTATTGCCTAGAAATGAAAAGAAAGTAAAACCAGGATATTATATATACGAATTTTATACGCCAAAACCTGGTAAAAAAGACCAAAAAAAATATCCAAGTTTAATTCCTGATTCGCATCCAGACGGATATTGTCTCCCTTGTTGTTTTGATAAATATAACACAGAAGGCAGAATAAAAGCTATGGATAAATGCATAAATAAAGAAAATAAGAGTGATGAAGAAACACGAAATGAAGATGGTAAGCGTGATGAAGAATCACGAGCAGAAGATGGTAAGCGTCATGTGGAAAGACCTGCAAATATCAGGAAAAAAGCAATCGAAGACAAGGAAGAAGATGAATACATTAAAGGACCTGACAAATTTCCTCTTGAACCTGGCAGATGGGGCTATTTGCCAGTAGAAATTCAATTAATGCTACGTGAAGTAAATGCCGATTGTCAAATAAGTAAAACAAATACCAATCTAAAAGATAATCATCCATGTTTACTTCGCCATGGTGTAGAAGTAAATAATAAACAATCTTTTATAAGTTGTATATCAGATGCTATTTTCTTTGGTAAAAAGGTCCTCGATGAAAATAATAAACCCACAAATCAAATGGCAAAAAACTTGACGATTAAAGAAATGAGAGAGCGCATAATAAAATCTATATCGATAGATACATTCATTACATATCAAAATGGTAATTTAGTAACCGATTTTAACGATTATAATAAAACAGTGGATGTGAATGAATATAAAACCACGAAATTATTTGCAAAATTAGATATGAAAAAAGAAGCGGATAAATTATATTATTCGAAAGTGATTTCAGCTTATGAAAACTTTATTCGTTTTTTAAGAGATGACGATGCGTTGATTGACCACACGTATCTATGGGATATTATAAGTATGCCCAATAAGTTTTTGTTTCCGAATGGTGTCAACCTTATTATATTTCAACTTCCAAAAGATGATATAACAAACAATGTTCAATTATTATGTCCTACAAATCATTATTCATCGGAATTTTACGAAGCTAGAAAACCAACAGTCATTTTAATGAAAGACGACGGATATTACGAACCCATATATTCATATTCTACAAATAATAAAAAAATATCCATTACAAAAGAGTTCAAAGAATATGACGCAAAATTATCGAAAACAATGCGCATCGTGTTTAAGGAAATCATTAGACCCTTTTTCGATTTAATATGTACACCATTAGAGAGTATGCCGAATGTGTATAAAGCAAAAAGAGCACTTTTGCTGTATGATTTGGCACAAAAATTAGATAAATATGAATACACGATTGAAAAAATGGTGGTAAATTTCAACAATAAAGTTATTGGTGTTGTTGCCAAAGAACCTGAACCATCCAAACGAACTGGATTTATACCTTGTTATCCTTCGGCAATTGACGAAAATATTAAAAAGGGGCTAGATTTCGTATTTATGACAGATGTAACCTTATGGAACACCTACATTGATACCGTTCAATTTTTAAATAAATTGGATAAAAGAAGTAAAAAACGTAGGGCTGAACCTGACATTCCTTGTAAGCCAGCATTCAAAGTGGTTGAAGATGAACACGTGGTGGGAATTTTAACAAATACAAACCAATTTATACAACTATCTCAACCGATTCGGTTAGATGAAGTTGATGTTGATTTAGATTTACCTTCGATTGATAATGATAACTATATTGTGAATATAAAGTCAAAACCAATGGTTTATGCCGATGCTGAAATAACAGTAAAACAAGATGTCGATAAAGAGCGCGTGGATTATATAAAAAAAATACGTCTTGAAACTAGTTTCTACAATGTATTTAGAAACACTATTCGCATTTTAATAAATGATTATGAAAACGCAAAAATTCGAGAGAAAATTGAAAATGAAATGTCGAAGGAATATATTATTTATTCTGAAAAATTACACAATATCGATGAATTATTACGCAAATTAGTCAAAGATAAAATACAATTTACAGGCGACGAAAATTATTATAAATTAATAAATGAAGTATCTACGTGTATAATGAAAGATAAAGAGTCTTGTTCAGCAACACCTAATTTATGTGTAGTTACGGAAAAAGGTAAATGTAATTTAATACTTCCTGAAAAAAATCTCATCACGAATAAAGTAAACGAACCAATTTATTATGGTAGAATGTCAGATGAGTTAATTAGATATAATAGAATTAAATCATTTATGCTTCAACCGCAAACATATTTATCATTTGGTAATATTAGTTATAATTTAAGAGATAACGAAATAATATTAATTGAATCATTGTTAACACAAGAATATTTTGAAACATTGATACCTTCAGTTACCAATAAATATATAAAACACAATTCATATGATGAAGTAGAACCTATTATATCTCAGGTATACGATAATACAGTGAATACACTCGATGACAGTAAAAAAATAAGTGAAGAATCTTGTGATAAAACAGAAAAAGACCACATCACGTCTGGAGTGTGGAAAAACTGTTTTCCTTTAAATTTTACTGAAATTGAATATGGTAAAAACATTTCTTGTTCATTCAAAATTATTATTGATTTAATAGAGCGAAAAACTGGTAATAAATTATCAATAAATGAAATTAAAAATGAGCTATTTGAAGAGTATAAAAAGTATTTGAGTGAACATGGTAAAAAAATCGTTGACATTTTAATTTTAGAAGGTAAGAAAACATTGGGTGACCAAGTTCACGGAGAACTTATATCATTTGCTAGCTTTATATATACCGATAAATATTTTTTAACAACATTAGATTTATGGCTACTTGTAACGAAATATGAAATACCTACGATTTTTATATGTCAAAAGTGGATTTTACAGACGAAATATGAAAAACACGAGATGGTTGGTTATGGTAATAAAGATGACAAATTCGCGTTTATTTTACTCCCAGGTTTTGGGCCTGAAAAAATACCCAAGTATAAATTAATTAAAAGTAATGATGGTGAAGTATTTATTTCACTGGACAAATTAAATGGTGACTGTTTAGATAGAATATATAATTCATTTGATAATGTTATGGTTATTGAAAATTATTTAAAACATTTTACAAAACCCAAAAAGACAAACTATGAAAAGAAACAGCCACTAAAACTTATCATTGAAACTGACTAAATTTGGGTTTGTTAACTCATAGAGTCTACGTCAGAATTATCATCATAATCTTCTATTTGTTCAGTGGTTTCTGCGTTATTTTCTATGATGTCGTCGTCATCATCTACTTCATCATCATCATCATCATCTACTTCCTCATCATCATCATCATCTACTTCCTCATCATCAGCATCTACTTCCTCCTCATCATCAACTTCATCAGCATCTACTTCCTCCTCATCATCAACTTCATCATCATCGTTAAAATTTATCTGATTCACAAAATTAAATGTAAATGACTGTCTCACTACAACCCTTTCATTTACATAGATAGCATCATTATATTTCAAATGGTCTGACAAGTATTCGGCATTTTGTTTTTCCACATTATTAAAAGGTATGTGTTTATCATTAAATTCAATAACTCTACCAGTCAATACTCTTTTAAAATTATCAGCATATTTGGTTATAATTTTATATGTTTTTCTACCAAATTGCGGATTAAATTTATGAAACATGATTAATTTTTGTTTAAATATATATAATGATTCTCTCCTTTTATGCGCCAAGTATGAATATTGTGACCTCATAAATAGTAACAAATATGGTTTCATTATTTTAATTAATTTATCTTTAGGGAATTCTTTATGAATTATTATTCTATTCCGTAGAAATAATTGTTTGCAATATTGATTATAATAATCAATCATACTTTTAATTTCATTTATTAAAATATTTGACGGCGAATTTTCAACAAAATGTTTTATAGAATATTCCCTCAAAACATATTCATTGTTAGTTTTAAAAGCAGTCAGATTAAAATGCACATTGAAAAATTTAAAAAATAATTCTGGGTAATAATCAGTTTTATATCGTATATAAAAATAAATATTATACAGAGTTGATTTCTGAAACGGTATATTATCGTATGGGTTTTTTATACATTTAGGTTCAGAAAAATGCATATATGAATTTGTCAAAGCAGAGTTTATAATTTTTATCAAATCGTTTACATGAAATAAATATTTCGAATTGTTATGAAATATACATATAACGTTTTTGTCATTGATTGACAATTCATTTAAACACATATCAGCATTTACAACTATTTTGGCCTTTTTGAATTTATAATGATACGCAAATCTATTTAGTATATGGTATGCTTTTTGAATTTTGCAAAAATAATGAATAAAGCCGTCTTCCTTGTTGTTTTTTATTAAAAAATTTGTCAACGTTTCCTTTAAAAATGTGAATTTATTTTTGACATTTATTTCTTTCGTTAATAGTAATTCAAAAAACGATTTAATAATATTATCAATACCATCGTCTATGTAATTGTATAAAAAAACATTGTTATCTGTTTTTAAAATATTTTTTATTATTAATTTATAAGTAGACATTATATAATTATCATAATTTATATTTAATATATTATGATATACATTTATTATCATCTATAAAATTTATTGGGTTTCTATTTTAGAATCCTGGATTGTAATTGTTATCTTTGCCCATATCAGTCTCTTTAATTGTAACAACGTTGTTTTGTATTGCTATCTTATTCACACCACATGGGTCTTCTGGATTTTCAACATTTCCAAAGAATTTATCAATTTCATCTTCAATATTCATTGGTTTATATTCACTAGTTGCTTCCAACTTTTGCATCTCTTCAATATCCAATACCACTTGGAAAGCACCTGTGCCAAAGAATCCCTCCTGACCACACATTACATTTGCGGATACACCTCGTAAAGTATCTAGTTCCGCATGTCTAGCTGCCTTTAAGAACATTTCAGGGGTTTCTTCAAACGAAGCCTTGGCAATAGGTCCAATATTGTCATTATTAATACCATGTCTAAATATGGAAATCAATTTATGGGTAAATGTCATTCTATCAACTAATACACTATAATTATGGTAGTTAATATATGTGCCATCAAATTCTACAACTTCCACCAATTCGTTATAAATGGCTTGTCTAGCAGCTTCAATACCAAGCACATTGTAAATTTCAATGATATCGTTACTCATGGTTCTTTTATTGTCAATGAAATCTAACCCTAATACGTCTAGTAAATTCGTGCCTATAGTATCCAGAACCCAAATATCTTGCTTCTTGAAAACACCATTATGTTCTATCATATTATCAACAATTTTTCTTAAAATTACTTTGTTAATACCTTTGATGCCTCTTAATACTACGTTTTGTAACAGTTGTTCTTGGAAATTTTTCAAAATATAAATTTGGTCTGATTGGTCTAATGGATTAACTTTTGTTTTTATTGATAAGCCTCCTCTAGTTCCTGATTTCTTTAATTCACTCATTCGAATTCTAAACACTAGTTTGTCGGCGTTGAAATCGGAATAAATGCATTTAATCTCGTCATCATAACAATTTTTCAGTGTGAAATTAACATCGTCCATCGTAATATTTTTCTCAAGCATGACTTCAGGGTCCATCACCATTCGAATAATCCATTTTGATTTCTCGTTTTCGTCATTTTGAAGTGATGTTTCTGAACATTCGGAAACCATGTTTTCAAAAGCTCTGTATTGTTCAATCGTGTCTTTATCTTCACTGATTAATGTATTTAAATCATCAGGGTCAAAACATACTTCAACAGATTTTACGATTTCTTCTAATTGGGTATGCTCCAACATATACATAATTGTTTGAGCTTTTTCCTTTAATGTTTCGTCTTCAGGTTTCAAGTAAACACTTAGAGAAGGATTTTTAATATCACTTGATAATGACAAAATTTCTTCTATTCTTGGCACACCACGAGTGACATTGGATTTAGATGCGACACCAGCAAAATGAAATGTATTGAGTGTCATCTGGGTTGAGACCTCACCAATACTTTGACCTGCAATCATTCCCACCATTTCTCCAGGTGCAACAATGGCTCTTTTATAGTCAATCGTTATGGTATCCAATAGTAATGTCAATGCGGCCTTATTAAATCGCTTTATAATAAGCAAATCTTTTGGTGCTAAATAATAATAGAATAATGTCCTGAATAATTCAGTAGGTGGACTATAATAAATTTTCTTTAAATTATGAAAGCATTTTTCTATCATTTCCAGTGCTTCAAATGGTGTAATATCGACTAATGATGATATAGTAATATTACATTGACCTTGGATATTATTAATCACATGAGCAAATGCAACTGGACAACTAACCGATGAATCGCTCTTGTTTTTAAATACATATTTAATAATAGCTTCGCGATTTTTAATCATCATATCGATATATTCTTGTGTTTTATCCATAAATTCCTTACTTTGTTTCTTATATCTGGCCAACGTATTCTTCAAGAATATATTACCTAGGGATTTTACGCTGTTTTTTTCTTCTGGAACCAAATAATGTGAATAAATATCTTGCGTGCTCATTGAAACAATTGGAATTTGTTGGTCTTCGCATTTCGTAGTGTCAATGTTATCATCACCATAACAAAATTGGACGATTTTATTTTTATTAGTGCGAATTGTCATATCATATGCGACCATCAAATCTTCTAGACCTTTAATGAGTCTTCTTTGGATATAACCAGTAGAAGATGTTTTTACAGCTGTATCAATCAAACCAACACGACCACCCATTGCGTGGAAGAATAGCTCTTGAGGTGATAAACCATTAATGTATGAACTTTCTACGAAACCACGTGCGCCTGGTGAATCGTCGTATTTGGTAAAATGAGGTAAGGTTCTGTTTTCAAAACCATATGGAATGCGTTTGCCGTCTACGTTTTGTTGTCCCAAACAAGAAATCATTTGAGAAATATTTAAATCTGAACCTTTTGAACCAGCATTCACCATAATAACAAATCGGTTATCTTTACTGAGATTTTTTAGACCGATTTTGCCTGATTCTGACGTGGCTTGATTTAAAATACTATTGACTTGTGTCTCGAATTCTTGTTCATTTGTCTTACCTGTGTTGTTTTCAAATATGCCGATTTGAACTTGGTCTATTAAATTTTTAACATCGGTCTTCTTCTTGGTAATAACTTGGACGATTTCGTCGTTGGTTTTTTGGTCGGAAATTAAATCACTTACACCTACACTAAATGCGGTTGATTTCATATATTCCGTTACTACGTTTTGCAAATCGTCTACAAATTTGGCTGATGCGAAATTTCCAAAGTCGTTACAAACACGCTGTAAGAGGCCTTTTGACCTTGCACCTAAAACACTCTTGTCCATTTGACCGCGCATATAGGTTCCATTCTTGATTTCTATTACGGCATTCGATGTTTTTACATCGTCTTTATCATCTTTGAATGCCTTTGTTTTATATTTCATTGATAGTGGCGGCATTATTTGACTCAATATGTCAAAATTTGTTACACCTCCGTCCTTCTTTATGTCTTCTAACAGTTGATGTTCGTTCACATTGTTAAACATCATTAGGATATTCATTGCGTCTCGCGGTGAGAAGCGGATGTTTGGCCTAGTGAACTGATACGAACCAAGCATTGAATCTTGGTATATACCTATGATGGAACTGTTATTTGCTGGACTCACTATCTGATATGGCACTGCCGCCAAATTTTTAAGTTCTGCTTCGGACTCTGGGTCCTGTGGCATGTGTAAATTCATTTCATCGCCGTCAAACGATAAATCGTCAGAGTTTCCAATGACGTCGGAATACACCTTGTGCCTCATCAGGTTGGTTAAACCATCATTTGAGACCCGCACTCATCTACTCTCTGAACCTTCCCCATACTCTTACCATAACGAGGTTAGGGGCTTGGCTGCTGATTATCCAATCCTTTACATTTTTACCATTGGTTTCGTCAATTAAACGAGGTCCTCACAAACGTTTCCGAAAGTGAGTGGTAGTGAAGGCTCTAAGGAACTTCCAGCAATTTGGGCGCGTTGCCGTTTTTTACTTTCTTCTTGTAATAATTTTAAAAACTCAAGTGCTCTTTTCTTTGTTTTATCAATACTCTCTATATAAGATACAAATTCTATAACTTTTTTATTTAATCTTATATACCACCCTATTTGTTTATTTAATTTTGTTCTAGGTGTAATATATTTATAAAATTCTTCATCGCTTTTATCAAATATATAGTCATCGAACTTTCTTAGATGTTTTATAAGATGTGTATTAATATTGCCAGTTGATATTTTCCCTCTCATTTCTTCGCAAGGTATTAATGAATTACAACTCGTATTTATATTATAACCATTTGGAACTAATGAATTATGTTTTTTAATTTCAAATGTTTCCATTTCATTTGCTTCTTCAATTTTACAATTATAAAGATGTTCCACAATAAAATTGTGAAAACCATACGTTCTAATAGCATTATTTAAAGCGTTACAATGGTATTTTTGTTTACGAGTAGACTCACATATATGTTCCTTAAAGCGACCTTCTGTACCTTTTGGGAAATATTTTTTCCCATTTTTTCTATGGGAAACTGCCTGTCCAATATATACTTTATTGTTCATTACATTTGTAATTCTATAAATTTCAACCCATCTTAAATTTTCATCATCTATTATTTTATTTTTTAAACAAAGATTAAATTCCATTTATATAAGAGCACATTTTATTTTTATGTTGTTTACGAAGATTTAAAAACGACTAGGGAGTAACACGCTTTTCACGCTCCCTGTTGCGAACATTGACAGCTTTGTGACTTTATATCATCACAACAATTTTATCCGCATTGTAAGGCTTGGTCTTGCCTTTAAAATCCTTACGATTTCTCGTAAGGTCGGAATACACCTTGTGCCTCATCAGGTTGGTTAGACCATCATTCGAGACCCATCGTCATCTACTCTCTGAACCTTCCCCATACTCTTACCATAACGAGGTTAGGGGCTTGGCTGCTGATTATCCAATCCTTCACTTTTTTACCATTGGGTACGACTATTAATCGTGGTCCTCACAAATGTTTCCAATTGTGAGTGGTAGTGAAGGCTCTAAGGAACTTCCAGTCAGTTTGGCGACGTTGCCGTTTATTATTTTATTAATAAACGACTAGGGGGTTTCACGCTTTTCACGCCCCCTGTTGCCGACACCAGTCTATCGGCTACATTCATTCTAAAAGTATCACCACGTTTCATAATACGTGCAATGTGACACATCATCGACATCCTGTGCAAAGTAGGTTGACGATTAAATAGAATAGCATCTCCGTCCATCATATGACGATGAACAGTGTCCCCTTCTTCGAGGACAATAGATTTTCTATCTAAATAATATCGCAACGTAATCACTTCACCATTTTGTTTTTCCAACATTTTAGCTCCAGGCCACACATCAGGCCCATTTTGAACTAATTTTGTCAAGAAGTCTTTATTAATTTTATTCACGATAACAGGTTTGGTAATATTTTTAGCAATTTTCATAGGTATGCCGAGTTCACGAATTGAAATATTAGGGTCCGCAGTAATCACAGACCGAGCACTAAAATCAACACGTTTCGCCATCAAATTGCCTCTCATACGACCACCCTTACCATTTAAACGGTCCTTGATTGATTTCAAAGGACGTCCAGAACGCTGTGCAACCGACGCTACCCCAGGAATTTTATTATCCACTTGAGTCGCCACGTAATATTGCAACACCGTTGTCCAATCATCAACTACATTCGCAGGAGCATTATTTTGAATTTTATCTTGCAACGTTTTATTCGTTTTAATAATATTTACCAAAATATGACTCAAATCGTCTTCCGAACGTTGTTGCGCATCATGTTTTACCGATGGACGCACCGCTGGAGGCGGAACCGACATCACTTGACAAATCATCCAATCAGGTCTCGAATAAACAGGACTGAAACCCATAAAATTTACGTCGTCGTCAGAAATTCGCTTAAAATTTTTCAATACCATTTCAGGCGTAACCTTGATAACAATTGGCTCCGCATCAGCACTGTCATTTTTCCATTCGGCAAATATCGTAGCTAGACCCTCTTTACGAATTTTATTTGGTTGTAATGTTCCGCAACCGTCTTCGCTATCATCACCACAACGTTTCACTTTGCTACATAATGAAAAGACGTATTTCCACCGCGCGTCTCCTTGTAGCTTCAGCGCTTGTTTATATTTATCTTTACTAATAAGTAATTTACTACATTTAAAACAAACACATCTCATACATTTTTGAATTGTGCTTAAGTATTGGATGTAGAACACTGGTCGAGCCAATTCAATATGACCTGAATAACCAGGAGTCTGCATATAATCTAAACCATCGGTAGGACAAATGAGTCCTGGCTCTAAAACACCCATACGTGGGTCAAATAGACCACCAATCACTGGCTTATTATTTATATACGTGTCTCTACTGGTAATTTCAGCAACAGAACCCTTTCTAATTTCATCAGGGGACAGAATACTAAATTGAATTCCAATTACTTTTGAGCAATTCATCGTTTTATTATTGGAAGTTACAAACTTAGACATCTCTTATACTATAGTATAATAGATTTATATTGTTTTTACAAAATCAATTTTATTTAATAATCGAAATTTCTTATACAAAATTATACATTTTACAAAATACAGAATTGAACTATATAAAATAAAATTGATAATGATTTATAATCAAAAAAATATCATACACTACACAACAAAAACAATGACACGCGATAGTCAAATTAAGAAATCTAAGAAAGACCAAGTATCTAAACGTTCAAAAAAACTAGAAGAACTAAATAGAAAGAAAAAAAGGGCAGACCATTCCGACAGTGATAGTAACGACAACAGTAGCGATTCAGAAGAAGAGGAAATGGATGTTCATGAATATCGTAAATTTATTTCAAAAATATTTCCATCAAGACATATTAACCAAAAAATTAAAGCTGGTGAAAAATTAAAAAAAGCTCTTGAAGAAGATGATTCTGATGACGAAGAAGAAAAACCAAAAAGAAATAAAAACAAACGTATCAATAAAAATAATAAAAAGGTTTTGACAGATTCTGAATCAGAAGAAGAACGACAAAATATTTCAAAAAAACATAAAAAAACTAAAACCAAGGTTTCTAAAAAAATTGACGTTTCTGACGATGAAGACGAAATTTCATTAGGAGAAGAAGATACAGAAGATGATGATTCTGACTATAATGAAGAAGAGGATGAATCTGAATGGGAAACAGTTGATGAAGACGAAGAGGACGAAGAAGAAGACGAAGAAATATACGAAAAACCTGGAAAGGGAAAAGTAAATATAATCTTTACAATTGGTGGCGTTAATGAAGACGAAGACGAAGATGAATGGGATGAAGATGAAGAATACGACTCTGATTATGATGAAAACAACGATGATACAGAAGATGAAGATGAAGAAGTATCTACGGACGAAGACTCTGATGATGAAGCAGACGATGATGATGAATCAGAAGCGGAAGAAAAAATCAATAAAAAAACATCTAAAAAATCAAATAAAAATAGTAACAAAAAAGGTAAAAAAGAGACTAAAAAAGTAGAAGAAGATTGCGAAAAAACAGAAGACAGTGTTGTCCCTATAAAAGAAACTAAAACTACCGAAACCCTTGAAAATTTAAAGAAGCTACTACAAGACAACCCCAAGGATAAATCTATTCAAAAATGTATCGACGTTTATGAAAAGGAAATGAAGATACAAAAAACTAAATTAGAGAAAAAAGAGAAAAAACAAAAAGCGAAAAATATGAGGATTTTTAGAAAAATAATAAAGGATAAAAACACGATGAATGATTTCTCATTTTACGAGAAATTAGAGCTAGAGAATCAAAAGAAAATTATAAAGGAATTGAAAGAAATAAATAAAATAACGCGCATCGAAAAACCATATCGAATGACACTTTTAGAATCAACCATCCCAGTGCAATTTAAATCAGCGGCCATGAAGAAAATCAATTCGCTCAGATACATGGAACCTGGAAGTGGTGAATTTTATAAAAGTAAGAACTGGGTAGATACATTTATGAGAATTCCATTTAATAAAATAGAAGGTTTACCTATCAGTATTGATAATGGTGTAGAAAAATGCCACGAATTTATGGAAAACGCTCAAAAAACATTAGACCAAGCAGTGTATGGATTAAATGATGCAAAAATGCAAATTATGCAAATGCTTGGTCAATTGCTAACAAATCCAAAGGCGATTGGCACTGCTATTGCGATTCATGGGCCTCCAGGAACTGGTAAAACTAGTTTAGTCAAAGAAGGAATTAGTAAAATTCTTAATAGACCATTTGCATTTATTGCGCTCGGAGGCGCTAC